GTTAAAAAATTATTTTCAAAAAGTTGATAATACTTCATTCATTATAAATGAACGTATTACTAATAGTTATATGACACAACATTATGAAAGAAGGTATTATAATTCTGAAAAATATATTAAAAAAACTAATTTATATATCTTTTGGAAAACATTATATTTTGAGAATGTGAAGCTTAGAGCATATATATCATTATATAGTAAATTTAAAAAAAAAGCAATATTTAATGCTTTAACCCCAATATTTATTGACCCCATTAATAATATAATAATGGAATATTATGGTCACGAAGTTATGGAAATTATTGATTATTTTAGCAAATATTTAGATTCTAGTAAATATACAATAATATAACGCATATTAAATGGTTGGCACAAATTCCCATTCTAATTCATTACATATTTTTTTCCATATTACATCTTGCTCCATTTTTTTTTCACGATCTTTTAACATTGGAAAATAAGGCAAAAATAATGTTTGATCTAATAATTCACACAATTTATATACCGTATAATAATAATTCAAAAAATTTACGCGATCTTCTGGACAAAATTTAGCATAAGGTCCTTGTATTTCCATAAATAAATTACATAAAGTATCTTCTAATTCTGGTGTCATTATTGGAGGTTTTATTCCAATTATATCTTTAATAAATGGTATATGTTCATAATACTTATTATGTCCTAATTTTTTCAATATTTCCTTTGCTTTGCCATTTGTCAAATTTTTTAATTCTATTCTTTCTTTTTTTATTTGATTTTTTATTTCATCAACTACATTATCTGGTATTTGGGTTGTTTCTTTTGCCTGAAATTGTGCCAATATTTCACGAAAATGATTTATTCTTTTATATGCATAAAAACATACTTCTTTTGGTGGTTCTTTGTAAGAAGATTTTTCACTTTCTATTACAAATGGCACATTTTTATAACAATTATTACATACCATTATACCTTCATCATCTACAGGTATTAATTCTCCTTTTTTACAAAAATTACATTTTGAATCTATAAAAGTGTAATCATCAATATGTAAAAATGAATCACTTAAATTTGTAAAATATTTTTTTACATTATTTATTTTATCTTTATGCTCTTCATCATTTTCTTCATTTTTTACACCAAAAAATTTATTTAAAGTATTTACATTTGACGATATATTTTCATTTGAACTTATATTCTTTTTATCTTCAAAATAATCAAAAATATATTTTGAATTATCTAAGTAATACCTTTTTTTTGTTTCTAATAATTTATTCTTTTTCTTTTTTAAATATAATACTTTTTCTCTCATATCTTTTTTTTCTTCCAAATTTATTTCTTTATTATTTATTACTATTTGCAATGACTCTATCTTTTCATTTATTTCTGGTATTATTTCATCATCATTTATTTTAAATAAATCTAACATTTCATTATGCTTTGTATCTAATGTTGCTGCTTTTATTTCATCCACTATTACTTTTTTATTTGTTTTTGGTTTAAAAGAAGGCATAAAGTAAATATTAATATATATTTAATTGTTTTATGTTTAATTTGTTATATTATTTTTTATAATTAATTTAATGGAAAAGAATAATTATATTGATATAAATAATTTTGAATACAAAAAAATGGTATTTTTATACAATGCTCTAAATAATGGATGGTCCATTTCTAAAAATGAAGATTATTATGTATTTAAGAAAAAACATCAAAATAAAAGAGAAGTTTTCACTGACACTTACTTACAAGAATTCATTTGTAAAAATTTAATTTTACACTAACAATAGTAACAAAAATATATTTTTTTTATTATTAATATTTTTCATTTTATAAATTAATTGTTTATTTAATTGTTTTTAGCAAAATTTTTATCTTAAGGTATAATATAATATTATGGGAGGTGGACTCATGCAACTCGTAGCCTATGGCGCTCAAGACGTATATCTTACTGGTAATCCTCAGATTACCTTCTGGAAAGTAACATATCGCAGATACACAAATTTTGCGATGGAATCTATTGAACAAACTTTCAATGGACAAGCCGATTTCGGCCGCCGTGTAACTTGCACAATCAGCCGTAATGGTGATCTTGCTTACCGCACTTACCTCCAAGTAACTCTTCCTCAAATTGACCAAAACATGAACGCATCTGGTGCTGTTCACGCTCGCTGGTTAGATTTCCCCGGTCATCAACTTGTATCCCAAGTTGAAGTAGAAATTGGTGGTCAAAGAATTGATCGTCAATATGGTGACTGGATGCACATCTGGTGCCAACTTACTCTTTCCGCCGAACAACAACGCGGATACTTCAAGATGGTCGGTAACACAACACAACTTACTTACTTAACTGACCCTTCCTTCGCCGATGTTAACGGACCTTGCGGTGGTAATGCCCCCGTCAATGTTTGTGCTCCTCGCAACGCTTTACCCGAAACAACTCTTTATGTTCCTCTTCAATTCTGGTACTGCCGTAACCCCGGCCTCGCCCTTCCCCTTATTGCCCTTCAATACCACGAAGTCAAGATCAACCTTGACCTTCGCCCCATTGACGAATGCTTATGGGCGATGAAAGACCTTGTTTCCACATCCGGTAACCAACAAGTAACAACTGCTTACAACCAATCTCTTGTTGCTGCTTCCCTTTACGTTGATTATATCTTCCTTGATACCGATGAACGTCGCAGAATGGCCCAAAACCCCCACGAATACCTCATTGAACAACTTCAATTCACTGGTGATGAATCCGTTGGTTCTTCCTCTAACAAGATCAAACTCAACTTCAATCACCCCTGTAAAGAACTTGTATGGGTTGTCCAACCCGATGCCAATGTTGACTACTGCGCTGCCTATACCGGTGGTGAACTCCTCTACAAGGTATATGGTGCCCAACCTTTCAATTACTCCGATGCCGTTGATGCCCTCCCCAACTCTCTTCACTCCTTCCAAAAAGCATCTGATGCCGCATCTACTATCCAAGGTGATGTCTTTGAAGACCACACACAAGGTGGTGGAAACACTGCCGCCACTGATGCCGCCACTTTCGTTCTCGGTGAAGCCGCCCTTGACATGCATTGCTGGGGTGAAAATCCAGTGGTCGTTGCTAAGTTACAACTTAATGGCCAAGACCGCTTCTCTGAACGCGAAGGCACATACTTCGGGGATGTTCAGCCTTTTCAGCATCACACCCGTGCCCCCGATGCCGGTATCAATGTATACTCCTTTGCCCTCCGCCCCGAAGAACACCAACCTTCCGGAAGTTGCAATTTCTCCCGCATTGATAACGCCACCCTCCAACTTGTGCTCTCCAATGCCACAGTATCTGGAACAAACACCGCCAAGGTTCGTGTCTATGCCACCAATTATAATGTGCTACGCGTAATGAGTGGCATGGGGGGCTTGGCCTACTCAAATTAGATAACGTGTTCTATATCGTGTATGGTATGGGTTATATCATATTATTATATACAATATTTTCTAATAACAGGGTTCACCCATAAAAATATAAAAAATAATTAATTTATAATAAATTTTATAAATTAATAATCATACCAACTTAAATATTTGTTTCATTTTTTAATTTTCGGTAGTCAGCAAGTTCTTTTGCTCTTTTTTGCTTATATTCTTCATCGCCACATTTTTCTTTCAATTTCTCACGTTGTTTTTGCTTTCTAAGGCGCGCTTCTTCACGTTTTTCATCGGTTGTTTTTTTATTTATATTTTTCACTATATTTCTTGATGGTTTATATGTGTCACTAACAAATATGGTTGTTTCCACTTTAATATTACATTTCATAAATATTTCGGTCATTTTATCAAATAATTCACCCAATTCCATATTCTTTTTTATATAATTACAACTTGCACAACACGCTTTTACATTAGACATTATATATCCCAAATTATTATCAACACGGTCAATACCATTTTTATATTTTTCACGCGAGTTTCTACTACATAAATAACATTGTGACTTTGTAATGGTATTATATTCTTCGGTAGTTAAATCATATAATAATGATTTATTGTCGGCACGTTTTTTATATTCATTATAACTTACAGCATTACTATCACAAAACTCTTCTGTAAAATAACGCCCATTGATTTTATTATTATATGTTAAAATATGTTCTATTCGTTTCAAAAATACATTAAC